AGGAATTGTCCGAAGTCCATATAGTTACGTCGTTAGAATCTTTAAGCAAAAACTTGTACGAAGCAGGAGACAACCAAATAGCTGCCTCGCCCCTGGTATCAAGTATCACTGGGTTAGTGTTAGCGGTTGCGCCGGTGCTGTCGGTATAACTAGCTAGAGGAGTAGTAGTCCCCGCCGCGTATGTGTATACCTTTCCACCGATTAGCGGTGCGCCAGCAGTTGTTGTAAACTGCATTAAAGGACTAGCTGTTAAAGTAAAGGCCATTATTTAGCTTCCAGTGCTTTCAGTTCATCAAGAGAGGTTAGCTCGTCTACTTGTTTTGTTATATCTCGCAGACGTTGCTTTTCGGAAATAATTACTCATGTATCTGCACCACTTTCAAGTGCTGTGATGATGGCTTGTTCAATATCTGCACGTTTTGTCTCGGCGTAAGCATCAATGTTTTCTTGTGTCCACTGAGCAAGTGGCTTTAACTCGCTGTCTCCAAAAACAACAGTTACAGAGCCTTTTGCGTATCTGCTCAATTCATCAGTACCTTGCATTTCAAAAACCCCGATGTTTGCATAACCGCGATTATTTGCGCTCAAGTGCTTAACCACCCACTCGTATGTAATAGACATTTATGCTCCTTAACTATTCATTGTAAGTGCGGCGACTTGAACTGTGTAAGTACCAGAACCCATTGCCACACGGTAGGTGCTTCCTGATTGACTGTATGTTCGTGCTGCGGGTGAAGCCGCAATTGACAGCGAGGTAATTACATTTACCGTGGCTGTTCCCAATCCAAACATAACTAAATCTTGGAATCTGTTAGTTCCGTCAGACCCGTGAATTAAACACAAAGAACCATAAAGACTAGGGGTCAGAATTACCACAGCGGAGGTTGATACGCTTGTAGTTTGTTGCTGTTGAACATAAAGAGTTGAGCCTCCTATTGTGGAGACCGGAGTGTATGTTGTTGCATTTGCCGTTCCTGCACTTACAGTCAATTTATAACCTGGCGAAGTAGTACCAATCCCCACCAAGCCCGCGCTATCAATACGCATACGCTCTGCGCCGCTGGTATAAAACTTTGTTGCTGTATTTTCTTGGTTGTTAAAAATTACATCATTTGAACCATCGTAGCCGATTAAAACCCCGTCAGTAGCAGATGTTCCTGTAGCAGAATTTGTTATTTGAACCTGACCGCCACTACCAGCGGTTGTATTTACTTGTAATTTTTGATTCGGAGAACTTGTGCCAATCCCCACATTACCGCTGGAGTCGATACGCATACGCTCTGCGCCAGCCGTACTAGCAGCAACCGTATCAGCGGCGGGGAAGAAGATGCCAGTGTCGGCTGTGCCAGTGGTTGATACGATGGCAGGTAGTGCCGCTGTGCCAGCTTGTACAGTTGTAACACCCGTAGCCGACAGCGTAGTAAATGCGCCTGCTGCGGCTGTTGTAGCGCCTACCGTCCCGTTGATATTTATACTGGCAGTGCCAGTAAGGTTAGTGACTGTGCCGCTTGATGGAGTACCTAAAGCTGGTGTTACCAGAGTAGGGCTTGTTGCAAAAACATTTGCCCCCGATCCTGTTTCATCTGTTAACGCGGTAGCTAACTGGGCTGAAGTAAACGAACCTAAAGAAGCGGCATTACCTACAGACGTAACCATTCCTGTCAGATTAGCGTTAGTCGTTACCGTTGCAGCATTACCAGTTGTACTTTGGTTCAATGTTGGAAAGTCAGCAGCTATTGCAGCACTTAACGCTGTTCCATCACCTTTAATTATGCCAGTAACGCTTGTTGTTAAAGTGATTGCTGGGGTAACAGAAGCAGTAGCGACTGTGCCAGCTAGTCCATTAGCTGTGACTACAGATACAGAAGTTACTGTACCGCTTCCAGAAGCAGCAGTATTGCCGTTCAGCTTCTGTATAGCTTGTAGAATTGTATCTGTAGCGGCTACTACGCCAGCACCAGATGTAAAGCCTGTAATAACCTTACCAATAACAGCAGAGTTAGTTAGGGTGGCGGCGTTACCTACTGAAGTCGCTTCGCCTGTAAGATTAGCGTTAGTTACAACCGTTGCGGCATTACCGACTGAAGTTACACCACCAGTCAGATTGGCATTAGTTACAACCGTTGCGGCATTACCGACTGAAGTTACACCACCAGTCAGATTAGCGTTTGTTACCACCGTTGCGGCATTACCGACTGAAGTTACCCCACCAGTCAGGTTAGCGTTTGTTACTACAGTTGTAGCATTACCAACTGAAGTAACCATTCCAGTCAGATTAGCGTTAGTGGAGTCATTGCCGTCCAGCTTCTGTATAGCTTGTAGAATACTGTCTGTAGCAGCGACTGTGCCTGCACCAGATACATAACCGGTGATAACCTTACCAATAACAGCAGAGTTAGTTAGGGTGGCGGCGTTACCTACTGAAGTCGCTTCGCCTGTAAGATTAGCGTTAGTTGTGACGTTACCAGCAGTCAGCCCAGCAGCAGTTCCTGTTATATTTGTACCTACAAGAGCCGTAGGAGTACCCAAAGCAGGAGTAACCAGAGTTGGGCTTGTTGCTAATACTACCGCGCCACTTCCTGTTGTTCCGTTAGTTATCTGAGTAGCAGGTATGGCGATAGTTGTATCCGCCGCTGCGGTTAGCCTACCTTGTGCGTTAACAGTAAACGTGCCTACCGCAGTAGCTGATCCATACGCCCCCGCAGTTACAGCAGTATTAGGTAGTACGTTACTAATCGCAACCTGGCTAGTAATGCCCCCTTGTACTAATGGGAATACCTCCGTCCCCGTTAGGGGCGTGGTGGCGGCTGGTAACTGGGTAATCTTTTTATTAGCCATAGTTTACTCGTATATAAATGTAGCTGCTACCGTTCCGCTAATGACCACGTACAAACCGTTAGAAAAGAAAATACCACCTTCAGACGGCATCAAAGGATACATAGTAGCCGCAGTAGGGGTAAATACACTGATAATTGTTTTAGTCGTGGTAGTGGTGGCTGAATCGTAAATTGTAATAGTAGGTGTTCCACTAGCCGCACTTACAAAGATTCCTTTTAGCTTACCGGCTGAAGTCTTTAGGTTAGTAGTTGCGGATATGTTTCGATAGTCTGACATTTTATTTCCTTTATGCTAAAAACCTAAGTTTATATATCGTTCTTAAATAAATTTCTATTATGTTATCAATGAGTTGTTGTAACGAGCTATCAGACTTATCACATACCTCATACCTAGCGTCCTCAATTTCTTTCAGCGAGCCTTGTAAGAACTCTATGATATTAGCTGTTTTCTTTGCTGAGTGTAAGGGGATAGCCCCTATTAATCCATGTCTGCCTTGGTACGCTTCTGCAAAATCATCGGCAGCGCCAACAATACGGTCATAGAAAATGTTAAGTGCCTTGTGCTTACTAAAGCTCCTAGTGTTCAAATGTACGCTGTGAGCAACATCACGTGCTAAGAATAGTGTACCAATAAAGGCTGCGGCTTTCATTGCATCCCTCCTTCCATACCTTCTGGTGGCATACCTTCCATAGGCATACCTTGTGGTGGCATACCTTCTGGTGGCATCATATCCTCGTCTCTACTTGGCATTTCACTTAATAAGTCTCCGCTGCTAAGCATACCATGAATAGACCCCATGACTATTTCTTGCACATCGGATTCGCTCAAGCCGCCTTGTATAGCGGTGATACGTTTAGTCTCGGCGTCGTACATCTTAATGGACGCTTCAAACTCTTTAACCTGCAAAGTCTGATCTTCTATGGACTTATGGACATTCTGCAACATACCGTGCATTTGTTCCATTTCCTTGCCCATCATTTCTATTTGTTGTTTAGCTGCTTGCATCTCCGGTGATTCGTCGCTATCTGCTAGCAGCTTTGGATCAATAGTCTTGGCAAAGCGTTTAGCCATTTCCTCTGCACCTGGCCAATCCATGTTCTTGATGAACAGATCGCCAGCTACTTGCCAGAGTTGAGGAGCACTTTGCAACAGTTGACCCATAGCCTCTAGCGACTCTTGGCGTTTGGTCATGTAGCTCGGGCCGGTAGTCACACATACATCATACTTGCCCACACTTGGGTTATATATCTTTTCTATAACAATGCCGTTTTGGTCAACTATTTTTTTAACAGACTCTTGTTGGTTAGGATCAATCTTAGCTGATTTTGTTGTGCCGTCTACCCCTATGATGCGGGCTATACGCTGTGTATCGTAGATTTTAGGTATCATATCAACAAGCTGACGAGTTCCGTACCGAATAGCCCTCGCTAGATTGTCTACATAATGGTACGTGCCAGTGTCAGCCTGTCTTTCTCTAGCCAAAATAGCCTTGCCAGAGCGCTCGTTAGATGTAGCTCCAAGACTTGTGTTGTACTGCCCAGTTGTACTTTTAATGTCGTCGCTAGCCCCTGCTTTAGCCTGCAAAAGCCCACTTGAAGCCATAGGCGGTTGTGAGCGTTGTGGCAGTGGCAGAATAGCACCTTGACCATCTGTTACATCTGGGTTTACTTCTAAATATGGCCAGTTAGTTGTGTTGGCTGTTTTCCATTGATTTTCATATCCCTCAAACTGACCGCCATAACCTATAAACGGTGCTTTAGGTGCTAGCGCCAGCATTTCCGCCTCTTGGCTAACCCAATAGTTGTACATACGTTGCGCGTCTTTCGCGTTACGTACCAAACCTGATACGTACAACCTTCCGTCCACCTCAAATTCGTTTCCAACTACACGTATTACAGGTATGTACTTGCCCGCCCAGTCTTGTGTCTCTAACATTTCAAAACCGTTAGTTTTGCACCATTTGACCTTTTTTACATCTACATGCCTAGTTTTTATGGGCTTCATGCCCATGCCCTTCATTTGAACGTCCTCTCTTGAGCCTTCAGTAGCACTTACGTTGCCGTGGTACAGGTTTAGCTTCTCTTTAGAGTGTTCTATGTGGAAATATTCAGCAATTCGTACAGTATCCTCGTTTATCCACTGAGATAAAGACTGATCGCCTACGCCTTGCTGCATAATGCTAGAAATTGGGGCTGCGTCTGGAAACAGACGCTCGTATTCTACCTTAGTGATGTCCTCAGTAATAAAACAATACTCTGCGTCTGACCCGCAAGGGTCTTGTATAGTCGGATCCATGTACACACTGAACGAGTTACGAATACGCCCTATACGAATGTCTTGGTCGAAGCTGCCATCGTCGCAATACTCTGTAAGCAGACGGAAATACCCCTCACCATACGTTACCTGGTTCTCACAAGCTGTGTCGTAGGCTACGTCAGCGTCCGAGATGTACTCAATGTGCCTGACGATACCGTCAAATATCTCAGCTACCTCTACATCGCCTTTATCGTCAGCAGGAATTACCTTGCCGCTTGGCCGGTTCTGTCTTTGGTCGTTAGTTACTTGCTTTACGTGCTGTGGAAGTTTGTTAATAGTTAAACAGGGTCGTGCATTAATCGTTTGCCCTTGTATCGAGCCTCTCGTTGACAATACGTCCGCAGGCCATTGCCATTGGTTGTCTGGTGAGCCTGCGTTAAACCTTAAATCGTCCAGTTCATCCTCACGGCTTTCAGATAGCGCAGATACCGCCATCGTAAAGCGTGAACGCATTAAAGATAGATACTCTGCTGATTTTGAGTTGCCGTCGGCTACTTTACCGACAATATCCATGTCGTGTGCCATTATTTTTTCTTAGATTTTACCGCGAGGGCTATTGCAACTGCTTGTTTAATAGGCTTTCCTGCCTTAACTTCAGCCTTTATCATCTTTGGTATAGACATCGACTTTTTTAGCGGCATTTTATTTACCTTTCTTAGCAGTTTTGGCTGAGTCTTTAAAATCTTTGGCAGTCGGCGCACCTTTTGCACCAGGTTTACGCATAGTTTCTTTAGAGCCTGCTGCAATTCTTTCACGTTTAGCATTAATATTAGCGTACAGTCCGTTTTTCATTAACAGTTCCAATTCTTTAGAGACGCTTTAGCTCGCGGGGCATCGCCTTTAGCGTGTTTAACTACGCCAGACATTCTGGCACAAAATGATGCTTTTCTACCTTCATCTGCTTTTGTTTTAGGATTAGGAGCTGGTGGCTTTAAGTTACTATTGTTCTTTGCGTTATACTCGGCTCGACCTTTGGCAGTCATGCCTGCGCCCTTATCAGTAGGGTTATAGTTCTTACCCTTACCGGTGGTAGTACGTGGTATCGCCATGCTAGCTCCCCATCCAAGAATTCATAACGCCTTGCGGTGAATAATTACGCTTAACCGCCTCAGTATACTCTCTATGTGCTACAGGAAACGCAAAAGTCACTGCAAGTGCATCGGCAGCGTCAGGAGACGCCAAGCCTCTTGCCCTCATCTCTTTCTTTCCCTCTAAAAATATAGTACCAGACGAGTTAGGCTTCTTCATTGGACCTACTAAGTCTGCTTTTAGTTGTCTATCATCTGCTATGCTAGCAGACTTTAGCCATTCCCTCATACTATTCCACATTTCCGCACGTTTATTACCAAAAGCTATGGATTGTTTAGCCCTACTGCCGAAGTTAACACCTCGTACCTTATACCGCTGTTCTACTAGCCTGTCAAGTATACCGTAGCCTAATCCGCCCTCATCAATTACTGTCAGCGCGGGCTTATATTCTTCCATCGCGTCAATTACTCGCCCGACGATAGTCATAGTGTCCTCGCCTGAGTACCTCTTTATAGCTACCAGGTCCCTGCCTTGGCGCACCGCGATCACCGTACTATCTGCGCCGCCTCGCGCTGGGTCTACCCCTATAACTATAGGAGCCGTCAGGTCTTTATATCTTTCTCTAGCCATCGCATCGTCCACCAGCATCGGGCTGATGAACTGATCCTCACCCGCGCTGGGGAATTCCCCGTACACTTCAATCCTAGCTTGCGGGGAGTCCTCACCATTCTCTGCAATAATCTGAGCATATACTTGTTTATCCGTGTCTTCTACGGTTCTTGCGTCAACTATTCTGGTTTTCCAGAAGGCGCGTTTGGCGTGGAAGCATTCAAAAAAATAACCCTCATTCCTTCGAGGGTTACTAAAAGCGAACCAGTACCTATCTAATATATTCTCAGTAAAGAACCCAGCGCCAACGTCCCAGATAGGGTTAGGTATTCCGCTTGATTCATCAAATATCAACATCATTCCGTCGTGGTTGTGTACGCCCGCGTAGCTGTCCGGATTCTCAGCAGACCACAGCTTACCCTCCGCCGCCCAGTACCGCGTTCCTTTCTTCAGGTCGCGCTCCACCAGTTCGCATAGCCATTTAGCCGGTACGAGCTTGGTTGCGCTGATCTCCCACCAGTGAGAGTTGATAATCATAGCCTGCCACTTGGTCAGTTCACCCCAAGTTACCGACTTCAACTGACTTTCACTGTTCGCCGACACCACCACCGAGCTACCTATGCGAGTGGTCAACATCCATAATATAAGCCACGCAACTAGCGCCGACTTACCAATCCCCCGTCCACTACTGACCGCAGCCCGTAGCGTGTCCATCTGAATCTGACCTTTATTAGCGTCTATGTGCGCCTTTATTTCGCGCAGCACTTCCCGCTGCCATTGTCGTGGCCCTTTAAAATTAGCGAGTGGAGTATTCTTCTGCCCCCAGGGAAAAGCGAATAGTACGAAATTTTCGGGATTGTCTGCTAGCTTGGTAGACCAGAGCCGTTGCATCAGCAACTGCTCCTCGTCAGACTTATATATCGGTAGCTGCATCTATGACCCTTCCTTGAGCTTCTGGCCATTACGCTCTAGTATGTTAAGCATATCTTCGTTGCCGGGGAATACAACGTAGTTAGATGAGCCTTCACCAGCTTTCCTGCTTGAACCGTCTAGGTAGCGGATGCCGGGGATGCCAGCTTCGCGGAGCTTTTTGCTTACCATCTCGCCGCCATAACGTTTTGCAGCATAGTTATACGCATCACCAGCAGTTTTTGAGTACACGGCGCTTAGATCATCTTGCAACGACTTCAACGCATCTTGTATCTCCTTACTCTGCTGACTCAACGGCTTGTCCCAGTCCAGCATCTTTGCTATCTGCTCGTCGGGGAGGTCTACTTTGTAGAGGGAGCCACCAAAATTAATATCTGGGTAGCCTTCTTTTGCAATCAAGTCTTGCAATGCTTTCTTTTGGGCGGCTTCTTTAGGGTATTTGTCATTTAGCATCCTAATTTCTTCAGCAAAATGCTCTTTTATTAATTTCTTGTTAATAGGCATATCAGGATAGTCTAAAGCAGCAGTTCTTAGACCTTTAACAATACTTCCTAACGCTTGATTTAAAGGGCTTGCATCATAATCCATACTGTGGCTTGCTACATTAGGGTCGATTCCTTATTCTTCTATTGGTTTGGCATATTTAACCTCTAAGCCACCGCCAGCCCTTTTGTATGTTTCGCCAACCTGCCTAGCACCGCCAGTGTAATGTCCATGACCATATGCTTGCGCGCCCTCGCCAGTGCCAATCTTGCTGGAATCAAACTCACCTAGTGGGTTCTTGGCTGTTGGAGGGAATCTATGTGGTGAGCCATGATATACGGTGGCCCCAACGCCAGCGAAAGGGACAGACATCCCACCTCCGACTAGCTGCATACCCTGATCTACTGGGGACATATTCTGGAATTCCCGCGAGGCTTGAGCCATTGTTTCAAGTGGGTGCGATATCCTTTCCCCTACATTGATCAGTCCTTGTTTAAAGGGCGTAGGAGGGGTATTTCTTATTCCGCTTTGGTCATTCTCTATAGCGGCTTGCTTTAAAGGTTGTCGGTATCTGTCGATCAGAATATCAGAGGCACTCATGCCTGCGTTACGACCTATTGGGAATAGCTCGTCTACATTACGTTTCTGTGCTACGCCACCTTTATCGAAGTTACTGACAATCTTTCCACCGTCAACCATGTGGGGGATGTCATCTGTAGATTTCTCCCATTCAGCCTTAGTCACGCCAACGGCATCAGGATTCTCCCCCTTGTGAGCTTGCATGTATTGTTCTTTCCATGCGGTAGGATGGGTTGATGACTTAAGCGGAGTGCCATCAGGCGCTACGGAGGGCCAATGTAGTCTACCGTTATCGTAGGGGTCTGGCTGTGGTTGCACACCTGACTCAATAGCCTTTCGATAGTTGTATTTACTGCCTTCAAGACTTAAATCAGGCGGTTCCCCGTACTGCTGTACGAATTGAGAGTACCAAGGGCTGCTCTTGATAATCTTTTGGAACTCCGCCTCAGTCATGCCTTTAGCCTTATCAGTACTACCCCTACCCACTCGCCCAGCGTCTGCCATATGGGGGATGTCATCTGTGAATTGTAGCTTCTTGAATGCGCCACCGCCTTCAGCCATGTGGATAGCACCGCCATCCTTCTCACGGCTGATGATGTTAAGCATATCTTCGTTGCCGGGGAATACAACGTAGTTAGATGAGCCTTCACCAGCTTTCCTGCTTGAACCGTCTAGGTAGCGGATGC